TCAGGTCCAGCTCCAAGGCAAAAGCAAATCCTGGTATCCGTCGAAATCCTCGATCATCAAGCCGACACCGACGAAGTTCGACGGCATGACGTTCCAGGACATCGCGAGTCAGGTCTGTAAGCCGTTCGGAATACAGCCGACCTATAAAGGCGATATCAGCTCGAAACCGTTCAAGAAGCTGCGGGTCGAGCCCGGCGAGAATGTTTGGATGTTTCTTGAGCGCATCGCGCGCATGCGCCGCATTGTTTGCGGGTCCGACCAAAAAGGAAACTTCCAATTTATCGGCAAGGGCGGCGCCGGACAGGGCGGCTCGACGACATTGGAGGAAGGCAAGAACATTCTGCGGATGCAGTGCATCTTTTCCGTCGAGAACACGCAATCCGAATACATCATGAACTCGCAGAGCGCCGGCACGGACGGGCACAGCGGCCCGCCGATCGCTCAGCAAAAGTCGAGCATGAAAGGCACAGCCAAAGCCTACAGTCCGTTGAAAACGCCGAATGAACATAACGTGTGGGACGAAGACGAAGTCCAGTTGCGTACGCAACATGAGCAGTTCTGGCACGAGGGCGACGTGCTACAGGCCGTCGTTACTCTGCAAGGCTGGAAAACAAATTCGCCGCAGGGCGGCTCGCTCTGGCGAGTCGGCGACAACGTTCACATCAAGAGCCCGATGTGCCCGCTCGACGTTGAGCTGGGAATTCTCAGTGCAATCTTCACGCAAGACAACGATACCGGAACGCTGACGACGCTTATTTGTGTGCCGCCGTTTTTGTTGGGCGGCGAGTCCGAATTCAACATGAGCCAATCCGGCGCGCCGCAGGACCCGTCATCGTACGCCAACGATCAGGCCATTCAGCCAAGCCAGTAGAAAGGGATTTCGCCAATGCACCGCGCCACACCCGTCAACACGTCGTTCCGATCGTATTCCGCCGGCGGCGCCCGCTCGGTCGTGCGCAACGTCGACGACACCAAGCAAATGCAGGAAGCCAAAGCCGACTACATGGACGAGGAAAATTCGCAGGACGGAATCGAGGCGCCGCAGAATTACGGCTTTACCAGCTACACCACGGACGCCGACAAGAGCCAACAAGGCGGCGGCTCTAGCGGCGATGGCGATAACAGCCAACTACAAGACGGCGCCGAGACCTTCGTTATGTTCGTCGGCGGCAATCGCTCGTTCCCGGTAGCGTTCCCGATCGATGATCGTCGCAATCGGCTGCAAAATCTAAAGCCGGGCGATGTTGCGATGTATCGGCTGCAACTCGATCGCCAACAAATCCACATGACCAAGGACGGTACTTTCTGGTCGACGCGCGATGACCGAGTGAAACGCGTGGCGCTGGTGCCGCAGCCATCGGATCAAGAGCAACAGAAACAGGCAACGACCTATGGCGGCAAAGCCAAGCAACCGCCGCAGAATCCGCAAAAGGGTCAGCAGGATTGCCTCGACGACAACAAAAAGTCGAAGATGTTTTGGGAGCTAAACAAGGATCACTTTCAGATCGAGCACAATAATAGCTTTGTGGAAATCACCGACGATTACATTCACGCCTACAATGGCAACGGGCACGTCTATATCACCAATGACGTGATCGAAACCTATTACGGTGACGACAGCGTGTCGACCAAGGTCGATGCCCATCACGTGCATATTCGCTTCAAGAAATTCGCCATGTGGGTCAACAAGGGCGGCTGCTTTTCCACGGTGCGGCCGGTCGTGGCGCAAGACCCTGACGCATGAGGATCGTCCAAGGATTTAGTTGGTCGCTGGTCCCGGGCGTCCAGGTCATGTTGGTTGACAACGTCAATGCCAACGACCTCGATTGCAGCGGACTGCCCAGCAATCTGTATATGGTCGAATGGCGCGAGGGCCGCGGGGAAACGGAGACGACCGACGCGCCGGGCCTGCGGACGACCTTCACCGATATCTCGCCGTACGCTCCGTATTTTCAGCGGTTCATGACCGTCAAGAGTACGGACGGCAGCGTGTTCTCGCTGACGCAGGCGAAGAAAATCCAAACCGATTTGATCACCTGTCTGTTCGACGACAAGCGGCAGGCGCCGATCACCTATTCGGTCGCGGCTCAAGCAAACGCAGTGTGGTCGGCCAACGACACCGACGTGGCGGCCATGTCGCTGCAAATGGTCGGCGGCACCGGCTCAAGCGTCTCGACTTCGCTGGTCTCGCAAATCAATGCGATGATCGATGCGATTAATTCGCGGATCGTCGCCGTTGCGAACGCCAATGCCGGTCAGTTCAATGTGATGAACGCCAACGTGACCTACGCGATGCCGTTGCTGGCTTCGACAAGTTTTGTGTTGGTCGGCGGCGGCAACATCAACCCAAAGGGCGCATCGCCTGGAACGGACGGCCGCGGACCCGGCTCCGGTAATTTCGGCAACATGACGACGATTGCTCATATCGGCGGTCCCGCGTCCGGCACCATGCCGTGGTCGCCGATCGGCGCGACGGCTCCGCTCAATCTGTCGAGCGATGAACTGACCGGACTGATGGCGCAAATCGCCGCTCGCCGTCAGGGTCTCTTGAACACGCGTAACAGCAAAACCGCGGCCGTGGCCGCGCTGACAACAATCCCCGCCGTGATCGCCTACAGCGTGACCGCAGGATGGTGATGACATGCCGGATATCCGCTTAGTACAGAACACGGCCTTTCCGAATTACTCGGTCACCGTCGATTGGAATCTGTTGTCGTGGGGCGCGCTCGACGAGCGCCAAGCGCTGGCGACTGCGATCATCGTCGCGCTCGGGACGGACAGCCTCGCCGACACCACCGACAAATTGCCAGACCCGAACTCGACCGACCGCGCCGGCTGGTGGGGCGATTTAGATGCCGAAGAAATTTGGGATGGCTGGCCGATCGGTTGCAAGCTGTGGCTGATGAAACGGGCGTCGATCCTGCCCGCTCAAGCCGACGAGGGCAGCACCCTGACTAGAATTCAGTATTACATCATGGCGGCAATTCAGCCGTTCGTCGATCGCCGCATTGCCTCGACTTTCAATGTCCAAGTCTCCCGCACCGGCGTGAACTCGGTCAACGCGCTGGTCCGCATCTATCGCGGCCCCGAGCTGGAAATCGATTTGGAATTCCAAATCTTGTGGGACGAATATCCGATCAGCTCGATCGCCGATGACGGTTACAACATCGGCCGCCTCGTCCCGGCTTGGTGATCCGCGATGGATGGTCAAACGCAAGTCTGTTTGTTCTGCGGTCGGAGCTGGGACCAAATACAAATCGTCCGGGCGGAGCTGCTCGGCCAGCCCGGCGTGTGGGCCTGCATCGATCACGTCCGGCCAGACGGCTGGCAAAATTGGCCGCACACGGTTGCGCCGTACGACCTCGGCTATCCGACGACGCCGACAATCGCCTAACAGGATTCCAACAATGCCTTGGTCGACTCCGACACTTAAGGAAGTGCGGTCGCTGGTTCGCGACTCCATTCGCGGCCAACTGCCGGGTGCTGATGCGACGATTCCGAATTCCGTTCTACGCGTCATGTCGGACACGCAAGGCGGCCTCTGCCACCTCGTCTTGCAATACATCGATTGGCTGTCGTTGCAGCTTTTGCCCGACACCGCCGAAACCGAATGGCTCGATCGGCATGGCGATATCTGGTTGACCAACGCGGACGGCTCGCAAGGCCGCAAGATGGCAACGTTCGCCGAAGGCACCGCGCTTGCAACCGGCGACGAAAACTCGATCCTCCCGCAATTCTCCCAAATCTTTAAGAGCGACGTGAACGGCAATCGCATCGGCTATCAAACGATGGAGCAAGCCGTCATGCTCGCCGACGCGGCCGTTCCGGTGCCAGTGCAGGCGCTCGATCCCGGTGCGATCGGCAACTGCGACCCGGGCGATTTTCTGACGCTGACGGCGCCGCCGAGCCCGATCAACAGCACCATGGTGGTCGAGGCAATCGCCGGCGGCGCCGACGAAGAAAGCGACGACGACCTACGCGCTCGCGTGCTCAAGCGCATCCGTCAGCCGCCGATGGGCGGCGACAAAACCGATTACGAGCAATGGGCGCTCGCCGTTCCCGGCGTGACGCGGGCGTGGTGCTCGCCGCAGGAAATGGGCATCGGCACCGTGACGCTGCGCTTTATGATGGACCAGCTTCGCGCCGACAATAAC